GAATATCCGGGATGTATTTCCTCAAGTGGGCGCGGTAAGTTTGGCAGATAGTGATTTTGTAATTGTCCGCACGTGGAGACCCCTGTCATTTTTCAAGAATCTCAAGAAAGACGGAGACTACAAAAACGTAGACAAGATTATTACGGATCTGGAAACGAAAAGCGGCTCGAAACAATCGCGCAGTGACTCCACAGACATGGGACAGAGAGAGGTTGACCAATACCCAGAGGCAATGCCCGCCAAGAAAAGCGGATATTATGAAGTCCTTACCATGTTTGAGAAAGATCGATGGGTAGATTTCTGTACCGATGCAGATATGGTATTCAGAGACCGCAAGAATCCGCAGGGTGATGGTGATCTTCCTGTTAAATGCAAGTATAGTATTCCTCTTTTAGATGATTTTATGGGGATGAGTGACTTTGAGCGCGGAGGATCGATGCAAAAAACGATCAACTCCGCATGGAATCTTTATTTGGATGCCGTCAAGATGTCTATATTTCCTCCAATCTTGATAAACAAGGATAATATCGCCTCGATGGCATCACTTACGCAAACCGCAGCAGCAAAATGGCTCGTGAGGAACCAAATCTCCAATGCAGCCAGTCCCCTCCAGTTGAATCCGCAGGGTATTGCCACGTTCAACAATGTGTATCAGGTGGCAACAGCCTCGATTATGAACTTGTTCGGTACAACCGAGACTCAGACAAGTGCCCAGACCGATCCGCAGTTTGGACGGACTCCCCAAGCCCTGAAGATGCAGTCCATGAGGGAGAATACCCGTGATAATGCAGACCGATTCTACATGGAAGCCTATTTGAAGGAAGTCATGAAGAAGTTCTGCAACCTTCTAGGGAAGAAACAGACGAGTTCCATAGCGATACGGATGTTTGAGCCGGAAATCGAAACGCTTGCCAAGAGTTATCCTGAAATCAGGGAAAGTTACAATCCCGATTCAGGGAAACTGACGGTTAAGAAAAGCGCCAAATCCGACCTCTATGATTATGAGATCATTTCCGGTTCCACCTACGCGGTTGACCAGGAACAGCAACAGAAGAATCTCGCAGCACTCCTGCAACTCTTCCAAAGCAGCCAGACTCCCAATGGGAATCTTTTAGTCCAGCAACTGAAGACTGAGGGATATGATTTCAAATTCGGGGAACTGATGAAGCGGATCATAAGTTCTTCCGGTATCCAGGAATGGGATAAGATTCTCACCGAAATGAGTGAAGAAGAAAAAGGACAGCAAATACTGGATAAGGATAATCAGCAATTTCAACAAGCCCTCATGCAGATGAATGGAAACGTAAATAATACGCCTCCTCAACCCGGAGCACCAGGACAACCTCCTTCGGGAACGACCCCACCTCAAATGGGGCAACCAGGATCAGAACAACCGATGCCGCCGCAAATGACAGGTGGAATGGTTAATCAGGGTCTTGGTTAATATGGTTAAAGACAAAGGTGCATTGAGGCCGGAGATATTTAATATCAAGGGTTTCATCGACCAAAAACGTGAAGATGATGAAGCGACAGTCGAGGAGAAGATCCTTGCGGCTGGCGCAGATCAGATATTTTGGAAAACATTGAAAACGTACTTTGATAATTCCATACAGCAACTAGAACAGATTAATGAGTCCGCTATCGCAGGTGGGATGCCTCTGGAGGAAATAGGACGGAATGCACTTGTTATCAGTCAGGTCAAGGGAGTGCTACGAAAGATAAAGAATGTTGTGGAAGATGCTCAGGAGGCCATCCATGGAGGAGAAAAATGAACGAGAAACAGAGGTGCTTGATTTTAACAAACCAGATTTTTCCTTCATTCCAAAGGGAGTCCACGAATGGAGACAACAGGGATACTATCTGGTCTGTAAGTCTTGTGATTTAGAGCACGCAGTATGGATTGGAAACAATAGAATACTTATAGGAATAAATGATAAAGGACCAATTTTAGAAAGGAGGTGAGAATATGGCAATGTCAGGAGCAGAAAAAACAGAAATGAAAACCGCGTTAACCGCGGATGTTAATGAAGTGGATAAAGATGGTATTTTGACTACCTTAGGCAAAATGATGCTGGGTGATCTAAATACCAAAGATATCGCACGGGCAAAAGTCTTAGCAGCGTTAATAGATTCTGCTGCAATGACTGCTGCGGAAATTACCGAACTCAATACGCTTCTTACCCGGGAGGGTGAGGAAACGGATGAGGGAGGGTTACTGCGGGATGCAGAGAAACTTCTTGTCGGAGCAACACAGGTTGCTCGTATGGGAAGAATCAGGATACTTATGGATCTATTGAAAACAATAGCGTCAACAAGTGTATCTCCATCACGGAGTGCATCAGCATCTCCATCAGCGAGTCCGAGTCCTTCAGCTAGCCCATCGGTCAGTGCAAGTGCGTCTCCATCACGGAGTCCAAGTGCAAGTCCTAGCCCAAGCGCTAGTCCATCGGTAAGTAACAGTCCGAGTCCGAGTGTAAGTCCGTCACGGAGTTCGTCAGCAAGTCCGTCACGGAGTCCTTCGGTAAGTCCGAGTACGAGTGCGTCATATACGCCAAGTGCGAGCCCAAGTGCAAGTTCGAGCGTGAGTCCGAGTCCATCAGCGAGTCCGAGCATGAGTAGTTCAATAAGTCCGTCAGCAAGTCCAAGTGAAAGCTGGAGTGGTTAGTGGCTGAGTCTTACGCTCTGCGGAGCGTAGGATCTAGCTAATAACTAGCGTATCATCGCACAACGAAACTGGTGTGAGGTTAGGAGGTGAATAACATGGACGACAATAAAGGCGTTAAAGAGGAAGATGTACAACTTCCAGAAGAACCGCCAACTTCTGAAGAAACGACTGAGGAGGTTCCAGAGGTCAAGGAACCCAAAGCTGAACCTATTGAGGAGGCAGAGGAATCCAAAACCGAAGAGACCAAAACAGAGGAGAGCAATAAAGGATATTCTCAGAGAGTCAGGGAGCTGAATCAGGCGAAGAAATCCGCCGAAGAGGAAGCACAGAAAGCAAAGGAGGAAGTCAAATCTTTATCTGATAGATTAGCGGAAATTACACAGCCAATAGGCTCACAGCAGGGTCAACCTGCATTTAAACCGCAATATCAGGAAGGACAAGAAGTTCCGGTTGAGCAATTACAAAGAGATGTAACCTCAACAGCCGATGCTATAGTGAATTTAAGGATATCGCAGAACAATGCAATCAACCAAATTGGAAATGATGCACGGGACGCGGTAACCAAATATCCACAACTTGATCCGAAGAGTGATGACTTTAATACAGAGCTTTCCGAAGCCATTTACGAGGCAGTTGAGAAGGAATCTACGATTCTTTCGTATGACAACTACGGACGACCAGTAAGATCGGTCAATGTCGCAGCGAATGTTGCGAAAGTAGTAGACAGACTGATGAAACCCTACCTAAGGGCCGTAAATAAAGAAGTTGGACAAGCAACCGAGAATATTGCCAAACAGGTATCGGAATCTGCTCTCAGACCAACTTCCATACGCAAAGAAGAGAAAGCCGCTGCGGATAAAACCGTAGCCGAGCTTGAAGAAGAGTTAGGGATTGTTCAAGCATAATCTTGGCTGGAAGGAGGTGAAATAAATTATGGCAGCAATTGGAAAAGGTATCAGCACTGCTGATGCCAATACGAGTACTATCGCTGGTACAACAGCGTTAGCGCAAGAGGTTAAAACCTATTACGAGAAAGTCTTCTTAGCACGGTCTGAGTACGAACTGATCCTTCAAGAGGGAGGGCAGAAACGGACTCATCCGGCAAACGAAGGTAGAACTGTTAACTTTACGAGATATAATCCGTTGACGATTATTACTTCACCCTTGGGTGAGGCTTCTAATCCGATAACGTGTTCTATCAACGCGTCTACAGTGTCTATGACACTTTCAGAGTATGGTCTGACAACCACACATGGCAGACTCTTAACGACAGTATCTATTGATTCTGGAATGAAAGAGAAAGTCGCGTTGGTCGGGCAGAACATGGGAGAAACGCTCAACCGCCTGGTTCGTGATGAACTAGCAAACGGAACAGCATATTACCCCAATGGCCATGCTATCGATTCTATCGCAGCAGGTGATGTACTCGATGCGTGTAATATTCGTTTGATGGTACAAACACTCGAAATCGCGAAAACCAAAACGTATCCAGATGGATTCTTTATGGGTAAGACCGATCCGTACTCAAAGTATAAGTTACTTGGAGATACGACATGGGTGAACTCAAAGACATACTCTGATGTACAGAAATTGTATAAAGGAGAAATGGGAGAATTGTATCAAGTCAGATGGCTTTTGAATAAAGACACTCTGTGTACATCTGAAGTAACATCGACCACAGCTTCAACTGTGGCACGGTATCTCACGTATGTTCATGGAACAGATTCATTCGGGGTCTATGATCTTGAAACGAATAAACCACAAATGTTCATACTTCCGAATGTCGTGGATTCAAATTCCCCGGCAGGACGGATTTCGTACATTACGTGGGCAGGTGCATATGCAACCAAATTATTAAATTCCGCTTGGATTTTAGCAGCGAGGTTCACAG